TCTTTGTCAAGATCTAAGAAATCAGGTTTCTTACCTTCTTTAACATCTTTGCACTTGCAAGGATCTTTATGGCATGATGAACACATACCTTCTTTGATCTTACCAGCTTTCTTTGCGGCAGCAATTTTACTACCTAAGTATTCGTCTTTTCCGCTTTCAACTTCGCCGTCACCGTCGTAGTCTTTTTTGGCTTTCTTACTGGCACTAGATTCTTTAACTTTTTTAGCTTGAGCTTTGGTTAGCTCTTTCATCTTGCCCTTGGCTTCTGTTAACAAATTAGTAAGAGCTCTACGTTGGCTTTCTGAATACATGTCAGAATTTTCAATTTGCTCACCGTATTCGCTAAACTTCATTTCGTATTCCATATAGTGATATACAGACGCAATGTAATCAGCGGCTTTAGTAATCTTTGCTTGGACCCAGCCTTCTAGCTCTTGTCCATCGTGAATCATTTTAAATAGTTTGAAAGAGTATTGAGCGCATTTGAATAAATCTGCGCGAGCCATTGAGGCTTCGTGATCATCTTCTCTTTGTAAAGGCATAGGAACCATCGTTATCTCCAGTATTAATTATTTAGCGTTTTATGGGGGCGCCAAATAAGTTTGCGCCCTTCATATCTAATCCGTTTTTAGCTGTGCCGTCGCTGTTTTTAGGCTGTACAACCTTAGGTTGAGGCGGTGCTTTTGTACCTGATTTGCCCGGAGTACCAGTATAACTCTTCTTACCACGTGCTTTTCCTGGGCTTAATTGAGGAGCTGTTACAGTACCTATATTAGCGGCACTAGTTGCACCAGCACTTGCAGTTTCTAATATTTCTCTAATCTTCATAATTATACACCGTACTTGTTCTTTTTACGTTTAGCTACAATACTTGTGGCATTAGTTCCGTCATTCTCAACACTTTTACCAAACTTACTAATAATCTTGCCGTCTGTAGGTACAGTTTTCATTGCGGCTTTAAGCATATTGTGTTCTTCTTCAGTATATGGATGCGCTGTATTGTATTTTTCAAACCATGTATCTGCTGGACTATCAACGGCTTTGGTACTTTTGCCATCTGCCATAGCAGTTGCCATCATAATTCTGTTCATATGGTACACACGATCGTACCCGCCTACGTCACGCAGACGCATAGCACCTTGGCTTGCATTGTCATGACTTTTTCTACGTGAAGTAGTTTTTTGTTCTGAAATAATTTCAAATACTTTCATTTATACACCATACTTGTTACGCTTGGGTTTGGCTACAATACTAGAAGTATTAGTATTTTTTGATTCTTTACTGCCGTTACTAGTTACAGGAGCACTTTTAAATCCCATAGCTTTAGCACTTTTTTTAATTATCTCTTCGTCTGCATCAGTATATGCAATAGTAACAAATTCATTACTGGTTGGACCTGTGTCAGACATTTGTTGTTCTTCAGGACTACCAGCCATGTGTACGCCCATTCTATACATGTCATAGTAATGTGCGGCACTATCCTTGTATCTTTTCATACCAGGAATAGCATCACGACTTGTTTTACTGAAACTATCGCGCTTGCCAGACTTGTGCTCTCCGCCTGCGGCAGCACCACCATCGTCCTCTGCTAAAATTTCGTAAACTTTCATTTTTTATTACCTTGCTCATATTTAGCTATAGGCTGTTCACCAGTCATGTAAGGCAAGCTAAACCACAACTTAAACCATTCCGGAGTTCCAGGTCTAATATCATGTTCACGCATTAGTTTAGCTTTTTCTGTGCCAGTAATGCTGATATTCATGCCGCCTAAGTCGTAAGGTTGCAGGCCTTTAAATTCGTTAATGCCTGCAAGTTTCTTAAGTTTGGCAATTTCATCCATTAGCTAATAGTCCTATCAATGCCTCTACTACGTACACCGCCTTGACGTCTTACCTTAGCAAGCTCTTCTAATCCATGTTTAATTTGTTGAATGTTCATAGACAGCTCATCAAACTGTCGACTAATTAGTTGCCACTCAGCTGGACTTGCATTTTGTGCTCTTGCGGCCAAATCTTTTAATTGATTTTGTGCTCTAAGCATACGATATTGTAATTTGGCTGGATTGGCCTTTTCATGGCTATGGATCATAGGATTCATAGGCTCTGATGGATCCATTTCAATAGGTGCTTCGTCTACTTGATCTTCTAAAGTATGATGTCCACCGTCAGATCTAAAATCAGGACCGCTAGGAGGAGCCATCATTTCAACTGATGCTTTTTCTTTTTTCTTTGTTGGCTTCTTTGCAACATTTTGATAAGGTAGCAAATAGTGTGCTACTAGATCAAAGAAAGGCTGTCCAGCAACTTCTAAGTCAGCTGATACACCGGCGGCATGAGCAAATGCTTCTCGATCACCTTTTATTACTGCATCACGTAGAGCAGTGGCTGAACTTAGTCGAGGAGTTGCTTGTTGTTTAATATCGGGAAAATTATAAAAACCATGGGCACCTTCTTTACCATTATACTGAACAATAGTTTTTGTAACCCAATCTTCGTCAGTTAAGCAGAATAATGTAATTTCACCATGTTGCTCATATACTTTACTAGCCAATGTTAACCAGCTTTGTTCTGCAACAATATGTTCTGTAACATCTGGCCATATGGCTTTCATGGCTTCAATTTTAACATCATATGGTAGTGGATCTTTAGGTCCTTGTGTACTTTGATTAGTACCTACATACCAATGCGGATGCTTGCTGGCAATTTGCCAAGCGGCTTTGTGACCTTTATGTGGAGGATTAAATCTCCCAAATATAATGGCCACTGAATCTTTGGTTTCAAACAATTCTCTTAAATTCATGCTGGTGTCCAACGTTTACGGGGTACTAATTTTACATTACCGTGTTTCTTTTCTGGTCCAGCATAGCGTACACGCCCTTCGCCATGTGTGTCCCATATTTCTGCTTTAGGTCCTGCTTCTATTTGCTCAAGAACAGCATCTTTCATATTTTGTATTCTTATAACTAGTTCAAATATTGCAGGCAATGCCTGGGCTTGTTGTTGAGATAGTTCTTGAATTTTTTGTTGTTTTGATTCACTTACTTTACTAGACTTTAGCCAACCAAAGAAATGCTGTTGGCCTAAATTATCTAATTGTTTTGCTTTGGCAGTTTGATTGACATAGGTATAAATGATATTCTTTAAATCACTTAATCCAGCAGTGCCTTGTAGGAATGTGTCAATTTGTTGAGCATGTTGTTTTAAGAAAGCTTCAACACTGTCGATCTCATCTGTGTCAACTTGAACAGTGGATACATTGTATATTGGACCTAATACAATGAGAGATGGGTTTCCATTGAATTGTTCAAAGTTATCTATAGGTTGCTGATCACTGTCGTCCATACCAAACTTAGGAAAGAACGCATGACCTACAACCATGACTTGTGCTTGATTGATTCTTTGTCCTAATTCACTAGATGCTAGAACGTGATAGCAAGTTTGGCTTTTAGGATTAGGACAAAAGTTATAGACTTTGTTTGCATCCATCTTTGGTCTTTGTAAAAATAATCCATCGGCATAGACAAAGCCTTCAAAATCATCAGGAGTGCCTTGATCAAATAATTGATACAAACTTGCAAACTGATTTGCAAATACTTCACGGGCTTGTTTTTCTTCTGGAGTTTTTGGAGATCCAGATTTGTTAGTAATAAAATCTTTAACTTCTTCTGGACTAGTAGACTTTGCACCTTTAGCCCAACCATTGTGTCCAGCAAGAATTAACGGACCACCTGCTTTTTCTCTGCCCCAATATATTTGAGGATTGCCGTCCCATTTCATTCGAATAGTACTTGCACCTTGTTGAGTATTAATTTCTTTTAGATGCTCTAGTGCCTCCATTGTTCCGGTAGTGCCGTAAAAAAATACTAGATCTTCTAAATGATTAAAAGCTCTTCCTAATTTTTTAACTGGTGCCGCGGCAACTTCAAACAATTCTCTAAGACGCACAATACTTCCTTAATATATATCGTTGTTAATATGTTTGTGTTCTTCAGTGTTGATAGTGCTACATATCTCATTGCACATTTCTTCGTCTAAAGACTCTGGTAATTCTCTAATATTGAATTTTTGGCTATAACATTCATATGCGTGTTTGACCATAGGTTCAAATACTTTTGAATTTAAGTTTTTGCCTTGCTTGACATGTTCAATACATTTGATAACATGGGGATAATAGTGTCTACGATAAAACTCGTCATCGTTGCGCATAAAAAAGATTAGGTCATCTTTTAAATCAAACGGTAATTGTTCACCGTGCTCTGTCATTCTGTTAGGAATATTTTCAAATAAATCTTGTATTTTCATGTTTTTAAGCCCTATATGCTGTTATATTACAGCCATACGAAATCCTATACCTTTACTGTATATTTATCGTATGTGTAAAGTTAAAAGTTTTTACTCGCTAGGAGTAGCAGGATTAACAATCTTGTCAACTCGCCCAATTCCTTCGCCAAGGAACATACGAGTTAATGTTAATGTTTTGTCGTCTTTGACATAAAAGTGACTTCCGCCCCAACTTGCAGTGCGTTTAAGCTCTTTTTTAGCACTGCCTGTTAGTTTGACTCCGGGCATTTTTTCAGCCCATTCAATAAAGTTGGCGTGTGAAGATCTAGTGCGCCCAAGTGTAATTTTATATTCATAGCCTTCTCGGGCCATGATAACGGTACCTTTAGACAGTGGAAGTGCAGGAGGTTTACTAATGTATTTTACCCGCTCATTACTGATCTTACTTAACTTATCAATGTCTTTGGAGTTATTGGTGTATACACTCATGAAAGGTGATTCTACACGAACTGTATAATCTTTCAAACCAAACAAGGTTTTGTATAGTGCAAAACAATAATCTAAATCAGATTGATCTTTAATTTTACTCCATGGAGGGTTTTTGTCTTGTAAATTAAATTCAGTCAGTTTAGTGAGGGCAAAGTTTAAGTCGCCCCCACGAAACCAATGTGAGGCAGGAACAACCAGTACAATCTTGTAATTGTACTGATCCATAAACAATCGTTTAGTTTCCTTGACTAGTATCACTTATAACTTCCTCTACAGTTAATAATGGTAGCTTAGGCATCTTTGGTTTTGCAATAAGCTCTATCTTATCATTATTTACTGTAATTGACAGTCCGCCACCGTTTTTAAGATCACCAAACAACATTAACTTAGCCAACGGACGTTTGATTTCTTTATCAATAGTTCTTTGTAACGGACGAGCACCCATCTTGCTATCAAATCCTTTTTCAATCAGCCATTCAATAGCATCTGTATCAATTTTTACTTTAACAGCTTTGTCTTTGACTTGTGCCTTAAGCTCATCGATAAACTTCTTAACAATCATGATCATTGTACGTTTTTCAAGTTTGTTAAATGTAACAATACCATCTAAACGATTGCGGAATTCAGGAGTAAAGAACTTTTTCAAATCTTTATCGCTATATTCTTTTTCTTGTGCGCCAAATCCGATAGCATTTTTCTCTGCTTCGTTCGCTCCAGCGTTAGTGGTAAGAATTAAAATAATGTTACGACAGTCAGCACGTTTTCCATTTGATCCAGTAATAAAACCGTTATCCATCATTTGTAGCAATACTGTTGTTACATCTGGATGCGATTTTTCAACTTCGTCAAATAATAGAACAGCATTAGGTGCTTCTTGAATCTGTGTAATCAACAAGCCGGCATTTTCTTCAAAGCCGACATAACCTGGAGGACTACCAATCAACTTACTGATACTGTGTTTTTCTTGATATTCACTCATGTCAAAGCGTAACAGCTTAGTGCCCAAGTGTTTGGCCAATGCCTTGGCAGTTTCAGTTTTACCTGTACCAGTTGGCCCCATGAATACAAAACTACCAACAGGTTTGTTTTCTGATTTCAATCCAGCACGGGCAACAAGAATCTTATCTACAATTTCTGATAGTGCAAAATCTTGTCCGTACACTTCTTGTTTGAGTTGACTTTCAAGATTGACCAGTCCTTCACTTTCAGCTTCTTTGATTTGCTCTTCAGGCATTTGAACCATCTTGCTAAGTTCGTATTGGATTTCAGCTTCGCCTACTACTCGGTCTTCTGCTAGTTTTAAATTAAAGCGAGCACAAGCACAATCGATCAAATCAATGGCCTTGTCCGGTAATTTCTTATCTGCTTGATATCTTACAGACAACTTGATGGCCGCATCAATGGCATCATTCTTAATTTTAACATTATGGAATTGTTCGTAGTATTTTTTAATACCTTGTAAGATTGACCATGTTACTTCTGGTGTAGGCTCGTCAACAGTAATGCGTTGGAATCGACGCATGAGCGCACGATCTTTTTCAAAGTGCTTGCGGTATTCTTCCCAGGTAGTTGATGCCACAACTTTAATGTTGCCTTTGCTTAGAGCTGGTTTCATCATGTTAGCGAGATCGTTAGCAGAGTTGCTAGCAGATCCTGCGCCAGAGATCATATGCGCCTCATCGATGAACAGCACCGTTTTACCTTTCTTTTGCAGTGCTTTGATAACTGCCTTGAAACGTTCTTCAAAATCACCTCGGTATTTACTACCGGCTAACATGGCTGAAATATCTAAGTTAAAAACTGTATATTCTTTTAAGAAATCAGGAACAGCACCATTAACAATATTATACGCCATACCTTCTGCAATAGCAGTCTTACCAACACCTGGATCGCCTACTAGGATAACGTTATTTTTATTACGACGACCTAAAGCTAGAGCAATGCTTTCTAATTCTTCAACTCGACCAATGACTGGGTCAATTTTATTCTTTTTAACTGCATCATTAAGATTTGTTGTAAATGCTCTTAATGCTTTTTCACCTTGCGCATCAGGTGCTTGCTGGTCTTCCAAATCAACTTCCTCTGCATTGTTATTCAAATAGTCGGCAAACTTATCTTTATTAATTTCTGCTTGCGCAATATAATAATGTGCCCAACTGCGTTTTTCGCCCATCATGGCAAGAAACACATCTGTTGGTTCAATCTTTTGACGTCCGTTGAATAACACTTGTGTGAACGCACGATTAAGAACACGTTCTACTGATTGTGTCTTTTTAGGTTTGCCATCAACACTTGCAGTGACAATTTCGTCACATTTATTCTTTAAATAGTGTTCTAAGTTTTTTCTTATGTATTCAGGATCAGCACCATATCCATTGATACAGTTACTAAAACTTTCCTCACATAGCATGGCAAACAACAAGTGTTCAATTGTTAGATATTCGTGTTGTAGTTGTTTGGCTACAGTAATGGCTTTTTCAAACACCATTTGTAGATCGTCACTTGGTTCAACCATTTAATTTCCTTTGCTTTTTTTGTGCTAATTGTAATTTCAAATCACTTACGTGTTCGGTAAATGTAATGCCATCTAAGTGGTCCAATTCATGTTGGAAACATCTAGAATCTAAGCCTTCAAGTTCTATTATACAGCGTTTTCCTGTATTGTCAAGATACATGGCAGTAATTTTATTATTTCTTTTGACTTTAAGCCATAAGTTTGGAAAGCTCAAACAACCTTCTTCATCTGGTATGTCTGCATTGTCGCCAACAAGTATACGGGGATTGAAGAAGCCCATTTCGCGACCATCTGTTAGTTTCATAACAAATACTCTGCGTAATAGTCCAACTTGATTGCCAGCTAATCCAATGCCTCTATGGGTCTTCATGATCTCAAGCATTTCGCGTTCAATTACTGCGGCATTGACATGATTTTCAAAGTCCCAGTTTTCTGCCTTTTGTTTTAATATTGGATCAGGATGTTTGATTAATTGCATCTTGAAGCCTTCTCAATTCAGCTACTAGTAATGGATTAGTGACAGATGGAGTTTTGATCTTAATCACAGCTACCAATCTGCCTCGGCCAGATGAATGTGGATTTTCAAATCCTAGCCCGTGTTGAGCATACTCTATTCCGTCGGCAGTGCCTGGATTAATATCAAAATTTAAAGACTTTCCATCGATACTAGTAATAATTTTGCTAGTACCAATCATGGCTTCTATGGGTGTTATTTCTACATTAGTATATAAATCATCACCGTGACGTGCATATTTTGGATCCGGTAATACCACTACTGTGACATTTAAGTCGCCCCGTGGTGAGCTTGGGTGGCTGTTATCTCCAAGACCTTGATAACGTATAGTTGCCCCGTGCTCTATACCTGCTGGGATATTGATTACAACGCTTTGACTTCCACCACTAGGAAGTCTATAACTAGCTTCAATCTGTTTTCCTAAGTAAGAATCTCGTAAGCTAATTTGACATTGTATGTTTAAATCTCTATTGCGCTGTACACGTCGACCAAACATATCGCCGAACGGATGACCACCTGGAAACGGGCCGTTGTTAAATGCAAATCCAAATCCGCCACTGCCAAATATGTCGTTAAAGTTACCAGAATTAATATTAATTTGGTTTCCGCCCATGTCATAATCGGCTCTCTTCTGTGGATTACTTAAAGTGTCGTAGGCAACACTGATATCTTTAAACTTGGCTTGATCTCCTCCTTTGTCAGGATGATGTTTATTAGCCAATGTTCTATAGGCTTTTTTAATATCGTCTTGTGATGCGTTTCTTTGAACGCCGAGGGTTTGGTAAAAATCTGTCATAGTCGTAAAAATAGGTCAAGTAATATAGTTATTGTACTATATTTAACTTGACCTGTCAAGTTCAGAAAAATTATTTCTTTTCTGGAACTTTATCGCCTTCGACTTTTTTGTGAGTTTTGATAGTTTTGCAAGTCTGCTTTGCGCTTCCGTCAGCTTTTTTAACTACATTGCCTTTGGAATCTTTTACATCTGTACAAACTTGTTTTTCTTCACCACCTGCAAATGCAGTAGATGCCACACATAATGCTAATAATGCTAATAATTTTTTCATGTTATTTTCCTTATAAAACTGGATCAGGATCAGTAGGAACTATTTTCTTACCGCTTGCTGTTACCGCTGGAGTTGCTATTGGGGTTGTTCCCCAGCTTGGTGTTGGTGCAACTGGTGTTGAAGGTGCGCCTCCAAACCCGCTTCCGCCAAAGCCACTTGCGAGTGGTGTTGCAGGTGGTGTTGAGCCAAAACTGCTGGCTGAGGAACCGAAGCCTCCTGTTGAAGGTGCGCCAAATGCTGTTGACCCGCCCGCAAATCCTGTTGCTGGTGCTGTTGTATTGCCACTTCCAAATCCTCCGGCGACATTGCCTGTCATATTTTGTGTATTGATTGTTTGTGTCGATGTTGGATTAGCCGCAGTACCTGCTAATTTTTCTTGTGTACGACCAAATGCGCTGATACCTAATACAGCACCCATTGCGATATGGAATAAACCTGCACCTTGAAGTGTTAATGGATTCCATTGTGTAATAGGCATGTGCATCATTGCTTGCAATAGTGACCATAGTATTGGAAATATTGCCATGTCTAATAAACAGATCAGCATATACATCCACCCCATTGCTGGACGCCATAGTTTTTGCATCCACTCAGCGCCACCGCCGTTATCTTTTTCGTCTGCCATATTCGCTCCTAGTTAAAAGAAAAGGAATAAACCGTTAAGGCTTAATAGTAAACCTAATCCTGCTACTGCAAAACTGCTCCAGAACAACGTCATACTAACAGCAAGAATACTTGCTGATAACACTACGATTGCTAATTGATATGCTGTTGATGCATAACCAATCCACGGACTACGTGTTTTAGCATCATCGCGCTCTGCTTCTAATGCTTTAGCCTTGATCATTAGATCTTTCTTGCCTTCTTTAGGCTCGTTTTCATAACGTTCAATCTTAGCAGCCATCTCTGCGGCACGAGCCTTGTCACCGTTGTGCTGGGCTTCATACAAGTTCTGCTCTGCTAGACTTTGTTTAATTGATTTAGCTTGATAAAAGCTATAAGTGTCGTTAGCTTTGATAGTATTGTTTAATACTGTGCTACCTAACTTGCCGCCGTACCATGCGTTGACAGCTAGTAATAACGCAAACACATTGATTACCATACCTGCTTTGTCTTTGATCTTTGCTTCACGTTCGCTACGTGAACCAGTTTTCATTTGTTCATAATTAGTACCTTCTTTTGGCTTTTTTGTAACCATGTTTAGTACTGAATCTAATAATGCCATCTCTCGCTCCTTTGTGGATTATAGTAGTATTTATTTGATACTATCGAATATTTTCTTCTGACTGTTATACCATTCTATCCATGCATTGTATTTTTCTCTAAGAGCATAATACTTTCCTGCATTTTCGTTAGCATTTTCTATAATGTCGCTCAATTCAACTTTTTTATCTGTAGCTAAAGGTGTTAGTTTACCTGCTGGAGTCATCAGTGCTTCAGGAGCATCTGGAAATTTAACTACAACAGGTGCAGTTCCGCATCCTGTTAATATTGTAATGATTAAAATTGTTAAAAACTTTTTCATTTTGTATCTTCTGTAGGATCCGCAACTGCTTTATTGTAATCGATAACAGCAATATCAGGAACTTTACATTCTGCATTGATAATTTCTTTATCTTTTTCAATTTGTGTACGTACTACTTCTACTTTCTTTTCCACCATTTTAACACGTTCAACTACTTTGGTTTGTATCACTGTGTTAACTTGTTGTGATTTTTGTTCAGCAATAGCAACCTTAGCTTCTAGCTCTTTAACTTTATCACGCCA